ACGTTGCATGCGCGTGCAATTTCAGACGCATGGAACATGCGGGCTTCAACAAGTTGTTGTGAACGCGCGTCAAAGCCAAGTGTTTCTACGTCAAAGTTAGGTGAGATGTAGGCTGTTGCGCGTTCACGTCTGGCGTTCTTCCAACCACTAAGCATGGCTGTAATTTTTTCGGCAGTAAGACCAGAACCCTTGTCTTTTAGAACCACTTGCGGCATTGGTTCTTTTGCCGCGCGGTTTGCCGCTTCTTCAAGTTCAATTGCAGTTTCAATGGTGCGTCCTGCGTGTGCAAGCATGCCGTCAGAGAAACTTGGAAAATACTTTAGAGAACCAACTCCGTTTGCTGGGGTTGGTTTGCCGTCCAGTAGGTAACCCGTAATCATGGTTCCGGTCATGTCGTATTGAGGATTGACACGTGCTGGATCTATCCAACGGAAATTGGCAACCCTGCCGTCTTCGGCATAGACGCTAATGACTTCTACAAAACTGCCGCCATAAAAAAGCATGGATTCAAAAATGTAAGTCCAAGTAACGCTTGCTGGATAGGCTGGGTCTGGCTGGTATTGCAAAGGGATTGCTGGCAAATGGCGGTTGCCGTTTTTGGCGTATCGCTCAATGGGGAGACTTCCGGCAGTGCCGCAAATAATGTTGCGGGCGCGTTGAACGGCAGGGACGGTTAGGGCACGTTTACGAGAAATGCGCACTGCCGACATGTCGGGATACCACGCCTCGTTGTTAAAAAGGTTTTCAAATGCGGCGTTTACTTCCCTTTGGGCAGGCTCAACCGTTGCAGTTGTTCGCAGAGTGCGTACTGAATCCAGAAGTCCCACGCGCGGATAGTAGCATACTTATCCACAGGTTATGCACAGGCATGTTATGGCGTGTCGCAGTTATCCACAACTAGGCAAACATGATTAACGCCTCTGCTTGTGGCTTGTTGGCGTGGTGCAGAGCCATTACGGCGGCACAAGCGGCAGAGATAGGCGCAGAACTACTGCGGCGCACAATTCGCCACCCACCGTTGTCTGTTGGCTTCCTAGCGCACGCCATAAAATGCTTCTCCAGTGTCTCATCTCCATTGTGAACAATGCGCTGGGCGTTCATAGCCGACAACATTTCGTCACACGCTTGGGCAAACAAGCCGCCGCTGGTATCTCTCATTGGATAGCCACCCACGCTAAGCCGCTGGGCAATAGCGGCACCAGTCCACTTGTCATAAGCGATAAGTTCCGTCTGATACTTGGCTGCCCACTTGGAAACATCACGGGCAATTACCATGTCGTCAACACTGCTGGACGATTCCCAAGACTGCATGATTCCAAAAGCCATGGTTCCGTTTTCCAAGATCTGAACGCCTACTAGGTCAGCCCGCTTACGGTCAGGGGTCACGTCAAACGCCAGATAGGTTGGCTTGTCACTTGACAGACGCAAAGATTTGTCCACGCATTTTTGGTAACTGCCAAGTGTCCAAGCGGACTGCATGTTTTCAACCCAAAGACAAAGGGACTCTGTCCTAAACATTTCCGGAGTATCAGTCAGGGCTGCTTCCGCAATTACATTTTCTTCAATGGTGTGACCAATAGCAGGGTTAGCCTGCAACCAAGCCTGTCTGTCCATTACGTCAAGTTCTGGGTCTGCCGACCATTCCAAAAAGTTCATAGATTTGGCGTGACCAGACAATGCGCGGTTCCGTAGATCATTAAGAATTTCAGAGTGAGCGTCACCCGCATTTGAAGTAAAAACAATTTGTGCATTTTTCACTGCGCGGGTTACTGGCGTTGCAGCCTTCCAAGCGTCATGTGTCACATCTCGGATTTCGTCAACCCATAAGTTGCCAGTGAAACCACGGGCACCGTCACGGGTCGCTGCGACAACAGACCACTTGCCACCGTTAGTTAATTCAACAAATTCTTTGCCATTGGTTCTGGACAAACGTTTGACTTCATTACGTAGCCACTCATTTTCGTCCACCAGTTTCATTGCTTCCGTAAAATGTTCCAAAGCAAGCGCACGATTCTGTGCCATGCTCAACCACACTTCACCCCACAAGAACATGCCCGCCAAAAGCCGTATGCGCATAAGTGCAGATTTGCCGTTTTGTCTAGCAACCAAAATGCCGTGGGTACGCCTCGCAAATGTTCCGTCCGGATTAACTCGCAGCATTTCAGTTAGGGCATGAATTTGCCATGGCATGAGATCCACACCCACTGCCTTGGCAAACTCATTGACTTCGTTTACGCGGCTTTGGAGATTGCTTAACTGTTTTGTTTGCAGGCGCGGCGTTGGACTGCCCACTGTATTTTGCTCTGATTTCATTTAGCGGATTCACCCCCTTCTCAACATCAAAGTGTTGCTGTTTACGTCCATGAGGATTAAGCCCCAGTTGCCCTAGCAAGTTTGCCAAAGCCTTTGACATGTCCAAAAGTTCTTGCACGTCACTTGGATTGGTCTGCCAGTCGTCAATCATTTGCGCCAAGGTGCGCACAAGTTTGATTTGTCCCGCGTCTGCTGGCGTCAACCACAACGCAGACGCAATTGACGTATCCACGCTGGACAAAACGGTTTCAATGGGTTTTTTCTTGGCTGTCATGGCTTCTCAAAGGGCGTAGGCGGGTCTAAACGGACTGTCGGGGAGAGAAGCGACAGGTGAGGGCGGGGTGTCTCGCGGCGCGCGAAAAAATGGCTTTTGTTTGATTTTGCGCGATTGCAGGCTGCGCATGCTGCAACGAGGTTGTCTGGGTTGTCTGTGCCGCCTTTGTCGCGTGGTACTAGGTGGTCAACTGTGTTTGCGTCTTGTCCGCAGTAGGCGCATTGGAATCCGTCTCTGCGTAGTATTTCAGCGCGTAGTTTGCGCCATTGGCTTGTGCTTCCAGTCTTCTTTAGGCTGCTCATTAGTACCAGTCATTTCTTTTGTGGAACGCAGCAGCGGCGCACATGCTGGGGTATCTGTGCATTATGTAGCCAATGGTTGCTGTGATTTGTAGTTGTGCGTCTGTGCCGGTGTTGTCTTCGCTGTCCAAGATCTGACCAATGCCAAAGGCTGTGCTGTGTGGATTGTTTGCTTTGACGTTCCAGTGTGATTCTTTGGTGATGATGTAGTTGAAGCATTGCCATTGGGTTTTGCCATAGATAGGCATGATTTGTTGCTTAGCCATTTGTTTTACTTGTTCTGGCGGCAATGGTGACTTATCCACAGCCTGTGGATAACTTACAATAGGCTGCCCGTCAGCGGAGCCGACCTGCTTGCTCTGGGCTGTGCGTTGCCCCAGCGGCGCAGGCTCGGCGGAGTCTAGTCCTATTGTCAAGCCTGTCAACACAATGAGCGTGATTAGTCGGCGTGTCATGAGTCTCGCCCCATTTCTGCCCAGTCAGTTGCAAGGCTTGCCAAATGTATCCAACGATTAAACGCAGGCTTGTATTGCCCAACTGTTTCATTGGCTACTTGCAGCAATCTTGTGTCAAGCATTAGCACATTGCCGTAATGGATCTCACAACATTGCGCTTCTACTGGGGCGCACTCTGGCGCGGTGTCTAATAAGCCGTTTAACATCATTACGTCAACCCTGCTAGACCATTGGCTTAGCAAGTCGTCAATCTTGGCTTGATTTGGACGTTTCATTATTCCTCATCTTCAAATGGGTAGTTCTTCCAGTCAATGAATCCAAACATGGGCACGTCATTACCTGCTCTCTCTAATGACGCGCCCATGCTTCCAGAGGACGCTTCTTCCTCGTCTTCTAGTTCTTCCGTTGCTTCCAGTTCGCCTGATACTTCAACTTCCCAAATAGTCAGACCAAATAGTTTGTATTTTTTTGTTGCGCTACTCATCTAGCCACACCTTGTGAACACTGGACACACGTCCCTTTACAGGGTCAATGAAATGCAAGCGTTGACTAGGTGTTGCTGTCGCGGCAAGCATGACGCCTGCGTAACGGTTGTCCGATTCGGTACTACCAGTCTGGAAGACGCTGCCAAGACCATTGCTCATTGCCCACTCATTATGTGTGTGGTAATGCCCTAAGTAAACGTCTCTAAAGTCCCAGTCATAACTTCCGGACTTCCAGCGCGTAATGTGTTGAACGATTGTGGAAGGGCTTGCAAAGCCATTGCGTCCAACTTCATCACCATGGATCAATAGAGCGCGATAGTTTCCAATTTCCACACGTCTAATGTCTTCTGGGCTGTCTTCCCAAATTAGGCGTTTCTCACCAGACAACATTTCTCGTGCAAACATGTATGCCATGCGGTCAATGTTGTCATGGCGTGGTAAGCCGTCACGTGTTGAACCAATGCGCCCGTGATTTCCCCACTCACTGATAACTTCAACGCTCTCATAAATTGCTAGTGCTGCTGCCACTGTTTCAGCCATGATTTTTGCAGCGTTCAGCCATTGTTCATGGGTTGTGCTATCAACTTCAAATGGTTGACTGGGGAAGTTGAACCGGCACCCTTCCACCATGTCGCCGCCAAACATAATTACACATTTTTTGACTGGGTGGTCAGCACGTTGAATCTCAGTTATTTGGGCTGCCTTGTTTACAAACAATTGAACCCGTTGACGTCCAACTTCGCTGTTGTAACTAACGGTTTTTTTACCAAGTTGCCAGTCAGTCAAATGCCACAATGCCACCTGCTCACGGGAACGGCGTTTGTCAATTTTTGCGGGCGTGATTTTGGGTTTGGCACCGAGATTGACAACTGCTTGATAAGCGGCTGTTTGGGTGGCTTCAACTAGGTCTTCAACCTTTGATTTGGCGCGTACTAGATCTTGTTGAAGTTTGGCATTTGCTTTGCGAAGTTCTTGAATTTCAACTTCCAGTGTTGCTGTTGCAATGCTGTTTTCTAACTGCATGAGCATGTCCTAGTGAAGTGTCGGTAGAAACTGGTTGGTGCAATGTCAAATCCTTCATTGACGAGAGCGCGCCATACCAAATGCAATGCATGTGTTTCTAGGGCTTGGTTAATTTGGTTTTGGTCGTCCAAAGGTAATTTGTCAAACCATTTTTTAATGACGCATTGGTTCTTTTTCACAACGGTCAAAGTTGCTTCCAAGTTCATGAGTCAATCCCTTCAATGTCACCATGGATTAGACGGTTTTCGTGAACGTTCCGGCTTCGTTCCATGTACGCTTCAAACGCCCAGTCAACGCGTTCGCCACGTTCCACTGATTTAGCGAGATCATGTAGGGCTGCTTGATAAGCCATTTTGATAAATTGGGCGTAAGCCTTTGGCACGCTGTTCATTGCTTCACCTAGTTCAGGCTGCTGCATTGTTATCTCCTTTGCACAATTTGCACTTGCCTTCTTTTGCTGTCGGCGTCCATACCCATTGCCCGCATGTGACGCAGTGGGCAACTTTGTTGTCTGCTTCCCACAAGTTATGAATTACTGCCATTTCTAACCCTCTCAATTATTAGTTCGGCAATTGCTATGTATCCCAACATGTCTTTTGGAATTTTGGCTTCTTTGATGTAGTTGGCAATCTCTATTGTCAGTGGGTCAATGTCGCCTAAAACGGGCTGTTGGTTGCCCATGGGTCTGCGGGTTCTGCTTTAGCGGCACGCTTCACGTCAACTGCAACGCTCTCAACGTTTACTTCAAATGCAGTGACCTTTGCGCCTTCTTTGTTGTCATAGGTGTAACTGCGCAGTTTGCCTACCACAACAATTGGGGTGCCTTTTGTAATGGATTCGGACGCGGCTTCTGCTTGGAATCCCCAAATGGTGCAATTAACAAATGTTGTTTCTCCGTCAACCCAGTCGTCTCCAACTTTTTTGCGTTCGCCAGCGGCAACGCGAAGTGTTAAACGGGCTTTGCCTGAATCGGTCAATGTCAATTGTGGATCTAGGCAAACGTTGCCTTGAACAATCACGGTTGGTAATGGCATGTTATTTTCCTGCTTTCTTGGTTAGGTGTTCTTTGTAAAGCGGGGTAAGCGTTTCCCACCCCGTTTTGGATTCGGCAAGAAATGCCTGCGTCTGCTCAATGTTTAGAGTGTTGACGTCAGTTATTGGTTTGCCGAAAAACAATGTCAGTAAGCCCAATGTAAAACGGGCGTTATGTGGCGCACCCACTGTGTCCGCAAAACGCTTTGTCTGCAACACAACGGCTTCAATCTGGGATTTGCCAGCGGCAGGCACAACTGGCGTTTCTACCTTCACGTAGGCACCCCCCTTGCCTTGAATAACGCCACCCTCAACGCGTTTGGCTTTGTTCATCTCAATGTCGCTAGGTCGGCTGCCTTTGGTTGAAAATGCCATGTTGGCGGCTGCACGCCCAATGGCGGACGTCTCGCAGTTCTCTGCCGCGCTTGTGCGGTTGACGGGACTGCTGCCAACTATTTCTTCTGCCCAGCCAGTAGCGGCGGGCACTTCGTCTTCAATGTTCCGGAACAAAGACGCTTTGCAAAGCCATTGCACAATGCGCCCTTCTGCATTGCAGAAATACTGCATTTCTGTCGCAATGCGCCCGTTTGGGTATGCCTGCCAGAACTTATGAATCCTGCTGTCAACAGTCTCGTAAGTTTCAAGAAAATTAGTCATTGTGTTCTCTCTTAATGTGTAGATCCATTACGCGGGTTGCGTCATTTCGGTTGCGCCAGTTGCGCTTGAAGTCGCCATTAAAAATGCGGAATTCCACTTTGTAATCGCAGCGTCCGCAAAACAAGATTTTGTTAATTCCCCTAATCGGTTCTGGGATTCGGTCATTTGTCATTTTTGTAAAAGCCCTTCCCTTTGAAGTGTGCCGGAACTGCGGAAAATTGGCGTGTCATTTTCTTGGCGCATTTTGGGCATGCGGGCGCATGCAAGTCGCGTAGTTCAATGGGACGCCATGCTGTTTCTTCAATCAGGCATGTGTCGCACTGGTAGGCATAATGTGGCATTACTTCAACCTATCCATGAGTCTGCCAACTACGCGGTCTTGAATTCGCTTTTGGCGTTTTTTGCCTTCTGCGATTCCAAGCATGTAACCCGCCCACATGGCGGTGTAAACAATGATTAACCAAGGGATTGCTGCCCAGATAATTTCGGTCATTTAATCAACTGCTTTGATGAAGACCACATGATTGACCAGTAGGTGCGGTGTTCTGCACTCTCGTACCAATTGGCAACGACTGAAAATTGTTTGCCCTGTTGCACCAGTTTTGTAATGAATTCCAGCATGACACCTTCTGAATAAAAAATGTCTTCGCCGTGTTCTTGCAGATCCATGATGTTCCCTTTCTTAGACATGGTGGTGACAGTCTAGGTGAACAAACCGACAAAAAACCAGAAACGACACCCGAAAACGGCAAGAAAAAACCCCGCCTACCAGTTCCCAGTAAGCGGGGCGTGTTGCGCTTCCCCTCGCAACGAGGGTGAGCCTAGGGGTGATTCGCTAGGTGGTCAAGAATTGCCTGCCGTAGTTCCCGCACGTCCTTGTGTACGTCATCTAAATGGCTCTCCAAGCCACGTAGAGACGTTTTAACGCCACTGGCAAAGCCATTGGACACTGGGCGGCTGTTGCGCTCTGCACGTGCCGCCTTGACGGCTGAATAGCCAGCGATTAGGGCAGTGACGATAGGCACAAACAGGGCAAGGTCAGACGTCTTCACCTGCGCCCCTGCCGTAATTTTTGTCCATAGGGTCTAAAAAGCGAAGGATTACGGGCAAGCATGCAGCCATGCCAGCATTGAACATTGCCTGCCAGTCAGCCACCCCAGTAGTGGTGTAAACGGCAATTGCGGCTGCGAGAAACACCCGCACCCAAGACAAAAACATTTCAAATGCTTGACGTACGTATTCAGGGTTCATTATTTGGCTACCTTCTTTGCGGTCTTTTTAACTGGTTTGGGTTTGTGCGCTGCTTCCAGTTTTTTGTATTCGTCCACGATCTGAGCAACTACGGTTAGTTCGCCTTGACGATAGTCCGGAAGACCAAAGCCCACAATCCAATTTTTAGGGCGCAACTTTAACGAGACTTGCCCGCCGTTACGTTCATTGCCATTTTCAAATGTTGGTGATGTATTGCCTTCAATGAAAAGCCACTTGTCACCAATTGGCGCAACAAAAATGCCAACATGTGACACACGGTTTACGCCGTCTTCTGGTATGTCAAAATAACCAATGTCGCCCGCTTGCGGCTTAAATTTGCCGTCATTGTCATGCCAGCGTTTGTTTTCTTTGAACCATGCCACGCCATTTGGGCAATAAGCAGTTTTTGGGAAGTAACGGTTGTGCTGTTTGAAAACCCACCACACAAATTGGTGGCACCACTGGGCAGGGTTAATACCCATAGCACTGCCGTACTTGGTTTTGTTTACTGGTGTTTCAACATAGCCAAGTTCGCTAAATGCTTTTGACAAGATTGCTTGACGGGTACTCACGATTCCTCAATTTCTACAACTTCAATGAGGTTGTTGAATGGGTGGTCATGGCTAGGGTCGCAAGGGTCGCATGCGCCGCCTTCACCGTATGTGTAGATCTTGGACATTATGCCTTCCTAACAGTTGCGCGGTATGACAAGTTGAAGTTTTGTGCAAGCGTTCCGGCAGTAGCGGGCAAACCAGCAACACCCAGTGTTTCCGTCCAGCCAGTGAAACCGTTTGGATTAACGCCAGTGCTTACGGGAAGAGTGTTGTCTGGGTTTGTTTGCGTGGTGTTGCCAGCGTGGTTAGAAAATGTGCCGGTAGTTTTTTGGAACGCCAACCAATACCAGCCTGCTGCCATGGTGTAAGAAACCGTGGCGTCAAAACGTGCGCCTGCGCCAGTAACGCTGACGTTAGTGCTTAACACACGAGTGACTGGTTTGAAGTTTGTTGCGTCATTTGTGTAAATACCAAGATTGACGTTGCCCGTGACTGAGTAGGTGTTTGATTCGCAACCAATGCGGTCAATACTCATGCTACTCGGTACGTAAAACGGGATGTAATAAACCGTGTTATTAGTGGCGTTGCCAGTACCACTGGTTGTGTATTTTCCAGTGTAATAAGCGCCAGTGATCCAGCCGTGGGCATAGGTAGCGCCTTCCACTGTTGTTACACGTGTGTCAATGCTCTTAACGGTAGTGTCAATTGCATTGCCAAGCGTGCGCATTGCCAGCGCGCCATTCTTGGCTAGGTCTGTGTTATCTGGTTCAGCCCAGCCATAGTTAGGTGATGTTGCCATTACTTAGACTCCTAAGTTGTATGCAGTCCAGTCATTTGGACTGAGGTTTACATTCATTGTTGCGGTTTCACGGTTTAAGACTAATTGCCAACCTTCAACAAACATTGAAAAGTTGTTTACGTTGATAATTGAAGTCCAAGGTGCAACGGTTGACGGAACGTTTGCAAGATACCAAAGGTCTGAAACGTTTACGTCAAGCATGCCGTCAAGTTCAGCATTGCTTAGATTATTTAGCAAAAATGATACTTGCGGAATTTCCCAGTGCCCAGTGCTTCTGGCAGTCAAATAAGCATTTGCCAACAAGTCTGCGTCAAGCGGGTGTTTCAGGCTTGTGCTCCATTGCTTAGAACGCAAACCACTTGTTTGAATACTGGTTGCATCTTCTGCAATTCCAGATGTGCCGGAACCGTCAACAACAATGGCTTGGTTGATAGTTGACCAAGCATTAGCCAAAACGTTGAAGTCACCAAGTGAATTGGTTGTATCAACAATCAAGTCATAAGTGTAAGACGGACTTTGTTTATTAAAACGGTAATTAGCGTTCTGGTATTCAAAAATCCCGTCTTTGCGTTCATTGAACAAGCCGCCAGCGGAATAGGCTGCATTAACAATTGCGTCATAAACTTGGACGTCACTGGCACCTTCTGCTTGTAATTCAAATAAGCCAGTTCCAATTACGGCTTGGCTGATGTCGTCCCATGTTCCACTTAAATCATTCCAAGTGCCGTCTAGGTCGTTCCAAGTTAAATACTGTCCCTTTGCCAAATAAAGAATGTCAATAATTCGTTGGTCTTCAAATTGTTGAACAAACGAAGTATTGAAAAGGATTTGTCTTGCCAAATTACCAATGTTAGATGTTGCAGTAATTGTCAAACGTGTAACTGGTTCTGTCGGGCTTGCAGGGTTGTAGTTTTCCCATGATCTTTGCCACTGCGCTACGTGACCAGTGAAAACTGTTACTTCAACTCCGGCTGAGTTTTCTACCGTGATACTAATTGGCAATGTTGTTTGCAACATGCTCATTTCTAGAATGTTTTTTTTAGCAAACAACAGATCTAAGGTGGCATAACCAGCGCGTACTGATTCGTCAATACCTTGACGTCCGTACGTGATACTTATGCCTTCAAGAAAAACACCTGTATCAAGATTTGTTCCTGCCCACAACGTATCGTTGTAAACATAAATTTTGGTATTAGGACGCCAAGCCATACTGACCTGCTCTACGTTCAGAATCTTGAATAACGCGCTTAACTGCACGTGCTACGCCTTCTGGGTCTGCCAGTGCGCTGTTAATGTTGATTGTGTAATGGTTGCCCATGCCGCCGCCACGATTCAATGGCACAACGGCTTCTGCGCCTGCTTCACCAATGAGTGCCAACGTTGGTTTAGTGACAATGCCACCCTTGGCAAGTTTTGGAATCTTTGGGAATGACCACGAATTGCCACCCACGGCAGGTATCCAGTCCGGAACACTAAAACTGATTTTGCCTAGGCTGTTGTTCCACAGATCTGCAATTTTGTTGAACACTACTTTGCCTGCATTGTAGATAGCAGTAAACGCGCCAATTACTGCGTCTTTAGCAAAATTAAAACCAGTCACCAAGCCATCCCAAATTCCGTCAACAAAGTTACGGAACCAGTCAAACTTTTTGTATGCCAACACAAGTGCGGCAATAAGCAATGCAATGCCGGCAACAATAAGCCCAATGGGGTTAGCGGTCATAGCAACGTTCAATGCGGCTTGTGCTGCTGTCCAAGCAATCGTTGCACCCTTAACAACTGCTGTAATAGTTGCATAGGCTTTGATTGCAAGATTCGCTGCAACAATGGCACCCGCCAAAGCCATAAAGCCAAGCATTAGTTTGCCAATTAAGTCAGAGTTCTCAGTGATAAATGGAACAATGCCTTGGAGCATGTTGCCAACTTCTGCAAGCAGTGGCAGAAACACATAGCCAATAGTTTCTTGCGCTTCCGCAAAACTATTTTTCATAATGGCAATTTTGCCTGCTGCGCTGTCTGTCTTAGTAGCAAGTGCGCCGCCAAACTGGTTGCCCAATTCGGTTGCCCAGTCAGTTCCCGCTTGCATAAGTGCATTGGATTCTGCTTGCAACTCATTGACGTTTTCAGTTGCCTTTTTGTATTCCTTTGACTTAACGCCGTATTGCTGCAAAGCGTTCTGTTGTTCAATAAGTGCTTTGTTTAATTTAGTTTGCACTTTGTTGAATTCTTGAGCGTTCTTGGCATTTTCTCCAAGCGGAATACCAAGTTTTGCAAGTGCCTTAACGTTTCCGTCATAGGCTTTAGCAAGACCGTTAGTTACAGTTCCAAGGTCTTTGCCTGTCGCCGCGCTAATGTTCAAAGCAAGGTTTTGAAGTTCCTGAGCTTCTGTAACGCTTTTAGTAGATCGCACAAGACGTGACAAACTGGCACGCAAATCACTATCAGCAACGCCAGTCGCCAATGTCATTTTGGAAATGTAATCCTCGGTTGACGCAGTAACTTCATCAGTGGCATTAACAACATTTTTTAACGTGTTGGCTAACTTTGCAGCGTCTTCCGCGTCGTCTGCCGCACTCATAGCAAACTTTGTAACAGCAGCAGTTACACCCGCAAATGCAATGGCAGTTTGTTTAGCGAACTTGTCAAACTTTTGCTGCGTGGTCGCTACACCCTTTTGTGCTTCTTGAAACCCTTTGGGGTCAAAAGCACTAACAATGGACGCAATAATTGCCACGGTTAACCTGCCTTATCTAGTGCTGCTTGAAGTTCTTTTTTAACTTGGTCGTAGGCGTCCTTGACTGCTTGCGCAATTTTGTCTTTGCCAACGGTGTCCAATGCTTTGTAAATCAAACGTGAAGCAGTGCCGCCGCGATTGTTCAAGTTACTAATCATCTGAGCACCAGTTCCCTTGCCAGAAGATTTACGTCCCGCCACTTCATAAATGGATCCAGACGCAGATTCATTGCGAACAGTCAGCAATGAAGATTTAGCGCGCCCACGTTTACGGGACTTGCCTGCCTTCTGTTTAATTCCCTTGCGAATCTCGGAAGCGTCCCAAGCGGGAAAACCTGCGCCACCACGCGTTTTACCGTTTGTCGCTGCGACAGTCCGCCACCCAGACATAGGCGGTTGCTCCGGAACTAAACCTTTTGCTGTTTCAATAACTGGCTTAATTTCTTGACGAATCTTTGCGTCAAGTTGTTTGAGCATTTCTGGCTCATACTGGCGCAACGCGGCGCGTGTTTCTTTAACGCCTGTTATGAGAACTTTAGTTTGTTCAGTCATTGCCGTATTTCTTTTGGATTATTTCCAGAGCCGTCAAAATTTCTGTCATGTCTCTGTTTGACCAGTCAATGCCAGTTTCAATTTCCAAAACCAGTAGGGCGCGGGTAAGCGTTCCTACTGCTGCAATTTTGGGTCTTCTTGTTCAACTGCCTCAATTGCTTCAACTAGCAAAGCCCAGTCTTCAAATGTTGCTGTTGTGTCGCCAGTTCGTTTCGCTGCGCTGTATGCCATAAACAACATGTCGGTGAGACTTGCGCCGTTTGCTAGATCACCAATTTTGTGACTGTTTGGTTTTGGGTGGTTTTCCCATGCCATGAAGTCAACTGGGACAATGCGGAATTGTTTAACGCTTCCGTTTGTCTCGGTAATTTGCAATGTAATTTTCATTGTTCCCTCTCTTTGGGTTGTGCCCCGCCTAGGTTTTTAGTCCTAGGCGGGGGCGTGGCTTATGCCAGTGTTACATCTCCGTCTTTTACAACCATTTGAACGGTTGCAGTCAACGCGTCTGGTGCTGTTCCGCCTGCTGCTGGGAAGGCTGGGTAGCAAGAACCAGTGAAGGTTGCGCCAGTGTTTGCAACAAAGGTAAATGACAAAGCGGTGTCTGGTGCAGACTTTGCTGCGTTCCAAAGTGCTTCGCAAAGGCTTCCCGCTGCGTTCCAGTCTTGGTACATTTCAACGGTAAGGGTGCCGGTGGTCTTGGTGGTCTTGTAAACAGTGCCGTCCAAAACTTCGTACTGCTGCTGTTCGTTAGTCAGTTCCAAAGTTACTGAACTGGCTTGGGCGTCATAAACGTCTGAATCCAAAGTAAGTTGGAGATCGCGCCCAGTGACAATGGTGGTTGCCATGATGTTCCTATTCTGCGGTTGTCATTACTTCAACAGTCAAGTCTGCGCTTAGCAAATCTGCCTGTCCAAGATTTATGGGGTTTGGTTGCGATACGTTGCCAACTTGCCACCCGTTAGGGAGAGCCGCCAATGTATCAAATGCCAGTGACTCAATGTTGTCTAATGCGCTTTGATTATTTCGCATTGACACCAAAAAAGTCACACGGAAACGTGCCTTGTATTGGTTACGAGAAATGGAAATAGGTTCAATGTAATCACTGTCTGGCACAATGACGATTGCTGGCGCAATTACGGTTTCTGGCACATACCAGTAAAGGTTTGCGCTAGTTCCGCTAAGTGCGGTTGTAATCGCTTGACGCGTTCCGGATAGGTTCACCCTACTAACGTCCCCTCGTCAATGTATGGCGTGATTAACGCCAAGACGCTTGACAACATTGAACGCCCTAATTTGAACGGTGTGCCTGTTAGATCCATTTGAACTGACTGACCACCACTTGCAGAATCATTTTGAAAAATGTTGACTGCAAGGTTTAGGGCTGCTTCTTTTAATGGTGCTGGTTCAGCCGCAATTGAAGCCGCAGTGCAGTAAGCAGTTAACAAATCAACGGCTGCGTCAATGCGCTGCTGTATGTATTCGTCAGAATAGTAGGTGTCAACACCTAGTGTTTCTTTTACTTCTGCAACTGTTACCAGTGCCATTGTTTAACCTCTCGTTGGGGTGGGGCGGCGGGTGAAAGGGTGACCCGCCGCCCCTCGGTCATGACTGCTTAGGCAATCATGAACTTGCGGACGCCGCCAGACTTCAAAACCTTAGTTGCAAGGTAACCATGCAACGAGATTTGAACGCTGCCGTCAGTCAGCACGTTTGTTGACAACTGGACGGCTGGAGATTCCCAGACGCCAACAGAGTCAGGAGACACAAGAAACGCTGAATTGTCAATGAGACCAACAGTTGAAATGTTGTGGTCAACATAGAACTGTGCGCCAAAGACTTCGCCACGTGGTGCTGCAATGCCTGCAACGCCGCCTGCGTTCTGTGGGTTCATTGCGGTGAAAATTGGACGGTCAGCATTGTCTTTTGCACCAAGGATTTCAGTCCACCATGCAGAAGAAGCAATGAGACGGTCAGCGATTTCGCCGCCAGTTGCAACGTAAGCGTTAGGTGCTTCGGTTGCGATGAACGCCTGCAAACCTTCCCATGACGCTGCCTGATTTGCGCCAGAAGATCCATTAAGGAGTTCTGCCAAAACTGCTTTGTCAGTTGCGGTTGCGTATGCGCGGCGAAGTTCTCGAAGCAAAATGTCGCCAAATGAAGGGTCTGAACGTTCCAACAATTCTTGGCTCACAACGTTCATGCCACTGAACTTCTTGACGTCAATTGAAATGTAGTCAGAAGTAAGGTTGTCATTTGGTGTTGGGTCAAGTTCAGCAACTTCTTCAATTGAAGGTGCAGCAGTCAAGCGTGGGATTGTGTAAGACATACCCGTTGCTGGAAGTGCCTGTGCGCCACCAACTGCGTCAATCGCTGGGCGGCTGCCGAAGGTGCTGGTCAAGAACTGTGGCAGACCCTTTGAGAGAGTGAAGCCAGTGTTGTTGCTGGTGTCGTCTGCGGCTTCAACCAACATGCGGCGTGAATCCTCAGAACCTTTTGCAGCGTAAACTGCGTGTGCAAGAGCCTCGCCTGCGGTCAATGGCTTGACGCGTGGCGCGGTGTAAATAGGCGTTGCAGAGGCTTCAACCACGGGTGCGGCAACTTCCTCAACAACTTCGTGCGTGGTTTCAATTTCCACTGCGGTTTCTCCTTGTTCGGACTGTTCAGCCTCGTCAGTGGATTCGGACGCGGCAACGTCAGCAACGCGCGCGCTGCTGAAGGCTGGATAGGTGACGGCAGAAACTTCCATAAGTTCTGCTGCGGTGACCACCATTACGTTTTGTTCATAACGGTAGTCAAGGACGTTTGCGCCGACTGAAAAGCCGTCACGCAAACCTTGTGCTGCTTCAACCAGTAGATCATTGCCGGCTGTTGTTTCAGCGACAGAAAACGTTGCGTCAATTCCAGATTCAGTTACTTGGAATGATTTAGCAACACCGACTGGACGGGTGCGGTCATGTTCAAGCAATAGTTTTACTTTGCTTGGGTCAAGTTCAACAAATGAGCCTGCTTCAAATGTCACTGCGCCTGCGGAAGTGTTACCGACTTCGCCACCAAACGGGACAATGGTGCCACTTAGGGTGCGGCTGTTTGATTCTGCTGCAACAATGTTTGCAGAGAAGTTAATTAACACTTGTATCTCCTCTAGGTGCTAAATCTTCCATTTCGCGGGCTTCTTCAACGTCAATAATTCCCGCTGCAAGCAACTGGGTTGTTACTGCTACACGTTCAGTTGCATTGCCACGCAAAAAGTCGTCAAGGTCAAAACGAAATTCAATGTCACGGCTTGAAAAGTCAGCCATGCCTAGGCGATCTTCTACTGCTTTGAGCAATGGGCGAATTGAAAAGTCAATAAGGGCGCGGCGTTCTGATTCAACGTTGGAATAGGTTGCGCTTGCAGATTCAGCGTTTAGATACCACGCTGGAACGTTGCATGCGCGTGCAATTTCAGACGCATGGAACATGCGGGCTTCAACAAGTTGTTGTGAACGCGCGTCAAAGCCAAGTGTTTCTACGTCAAAGTTAGGTGAGATGTAGGCTGTTGCGCGTTCAC